GTCGCACAGCACCGCCAGCACCTCGCGCGCCACGCGGGCAGCACGCGGGCCGTGCAGCGCCGCGTACACCTCGACGACGCCCTCCGGCGTGCCCAGCTCAGCGACGCGGCCGATGCTGGGCGTGAAGGTCCACTCGCGCCCGTCAGGCAGCTGCGCGCGGACGAAGCCGTGCTCGACCAGCATGCCCGGGCGCTGGCCGGCGTTCAGATGTTGAAGAGCTGCAGCGACGCGCCCAGCGCGCCGGTGAGCGTCACCACGCCCTGGCAGTAGTCGCTGATCGTCGACAGCACGACAGCCCGGGTCTCGCCGGCGGCCAGCGGGATGTTGAGGCCCGCCACGACACTGACCGAGCCGAGGCCAGGCTTCAGCACCGCGGTCACGCCGTCGCCGTCGATGTTCAGCGTCAGCGCACCCGCGGTGCCGTTGCGCACCACGAGCAGCTGCTTGAAGCGCGGGTCGAAGGTGATCGTGTCGCTGGCGGTCAGCGTGGTCGGCGTCGCCAGGAAGGGGCCGAGCGGGCGGGCGTTGATGGCGTTGATGGCAGGCATGTCGAGTGCTCCTGTTCAGTGCTGGCGGTCAGGCGGCCGTGTAGACAACGTTGCCGTTGCTCTGGGCGGTCAGGCTCCAGGTGCACTCGGAGTCGTACGGGTTGGCGCTTTCCCAGGTCGACACGATGAACGGGCCGACGTAGGCGCTGCCGTCCGGGAAGGTCAGGCGGAACCAAGCCTTGGGCTGATTGGCCGTGCCGGAGCCGGGGCTAACGACGTGGGCGTTCAGCACCTTCTGGTTGTAGGCGGCGTCGTCGTAGCTCACGCCGTCGCCGCTGAACTCCACGCTCTTGAAGGTCACCAGCGACGTGCGCGTGAAACCGGGGCTCTGGTCGGCGGTCGTGTCGGCCGTGTCCCAGCTGGTGCTGATGCCCTTCGCGCGCATCATGCCGAGCCGCAGCCAGGACAGGGAGCCGACGGCGGCGAGCTCGTCAGCGATGGCGAACTCGGCGATGACGTCGCGGCCGGTGAATGCGGGCATGGTCTCTCTCCTCTGCGGTCAGACAGGTGCGGTTTCGGTGATCGCCGCGATGGCGACCGAAGAAAGGGGCCGCCCTTCGGCGGTGGTGGTGAAGCTGGGCTCGCTCGGGGCCAGGAACACAAGGCCGTCGACGGGCTCGCGCATGCGCTGGATGGCCGCTTCGACGAGGGCCGCGGTCTGCGTGGCGTCGCCGTCCTTCAGGCCCATGAGGTCGAGCGTGAACTGAGGCCGGCGCACGCGGTCGCCGCTGCTGCCGCCGGCGGGGCGGATCACCGCGTAGCGCAGCATCGGGTCAGGTGCGCCGGCCACTCGGCCGAAGGACAGCACGACGCCGGGCAGCACCGGGCGAATGGCGTCGGCGATGCGGCCGGCGATCACGCTCACAGCCGCATCCCCCGGCGCAGCGCCTGCTCGACCAGCGGCTTGGCCTGCTCCGCGCCCTTCTTCAGGAACTCGGGCTCACCGCTCGGGCCCCAGACGACGCCCTTGCCGCTCGGGCGCGGCGTGTTCGTGCCGAGCAGCGTGCCGGCGGCCTCGTGCACCGCTGCGGCGTATTCGGCCGTGTAGCCGATGCGGCCGGTCACGCGGGTGCCCTGCTGCTGCACGTCGCGGTACTGCGAGTTGATGAGGTTCGAGGTCTCGCGCGGCGTCATGCCCGCGGCCTCGCTCCCGATCGGGATCAGCATCGTCAGCACAGTGCGCTGGGCGCGGGCCTGCGTCGCCGTCAGAAACTGCGGCATGCGGTTGACCACGCGGACACGGTTGCGATCCATGCCGGGCATGCTAGGAAGGCCCACCGCGGGGCCTGCGCGCCGTCAGGTGGCGATGCGGAAGTCCGGGTCGCCCTCAGCGCGGAACGTGTCGGCCCATGTGCGCACCGCCCGCACCTCCTCGGCGCCGGCCGCAAACGGGTCGGCCACGCCCGAGGCGCCGATCTTGACCATGTCGCCCTGCTTCACCCCGGGCAGCGAGGTGTAGATCAGCAGCTTCGAGGTGAACTCCTCGCCGCTGGCCGACCGCATGCGCACGTCGTCCTCGGCGTAGTCGCAGAGGAACAGCGCCGGGGCGCCGTGCGTGACAGCGCCGGTCCACTCGTCGCGGCCGGTCAGCGGCCAGAGTGTGGCGGTCTGCTTGTACGACCAGCTGGCCGAGGTCGTGGGCTGCGGCAGATAGGAGCCGGGCGGCAGGGTGGTCGAGATCGAGATCGTGCCCGGGTCGCCGGCCAGCACGCGGCCGGTGCCCTGCTCGTACAGCGCATAGGTCGCGCTCGACGGGTTCGGACCCTCGTAGCTGCCGTTCGGGAACAGGATGAAGGCGGGCGCGCTGCGGGTCAGCAGCACCGGCACGTAGCGCAGGCCCGCCGTCAGGCCGTCGTTGAACAGCGCGCCGGGGCCGTGCGTGCCGGTCGCCGTCTCGGCCAGGATCTGCGAGCCCAGCAGGCCCCACAGCCAGCTGCCGCCCTGGCGCTGGCCGGCGCCGACGCCGACAGGGATGCGGCTGAGCAGGTTGCGGCGCATCAGACCACCGTGACGATGTCGAAGGCCGCGCCGTTGATGGTGCTGCCCGTGGCCGGGAAAAACTGGAACACCGCGTAGGTGCCAGCAGGCAAGCCCGACAGCGTTACCTGGCCCGTACTTGCATTGGTGGTGGCCGTCGTGACGGTGCGCGCTCCCGTGCCCAGCGCCTCGATAGACGTGAACGGCTCGACGATCACGCGCGTGGCGGCACCGAGGTAGTCGCTGCTGCCGGTCGCGTCGGTCTTGACGACGGAGAGAATGGCGGTGCCGGTGGCGGGCGCCGCATTCACCGTCAGCGTGGCATTGGAGCTCGTGGCAGCCGGCGCCGTGTCGCCCGTGACGACGACGCTGTACAGGTCGCCGTTGTTCGCGCTGCCGCCGCTTACCGTGGTGGCCGGGGTGGTGTAGCTGCTCGACGTGGCGCCGCTGATGTTGGTGCCGTTCCTGCGCCACTGGTACGTGAGGCCGGAGCCGGTGGCGGTCACGCTGAAGGTGGCAGTGGCGCCGGCCGTGACCGTCTGGGATGCCGGCTGCACGGTGATGGAGGGGGCGGTGCCTGGCGCGCTGGGCGTGACGCTGTTGGACGCGGCAGAGGGCGGCCCGGTGCCCTCGTCGTTGGTGGCCGTGACCGTGAACGTGTAGGGCGTGCCATTCGTCAGACCCGACACCGTGATAGGGCTCGACGCACCGGTTCCAGTCAGGCCGCCGGGGCTCGACGTGGCGGTGTAGCCGGTGATCGCAGGGCGGCCGGTGTTGTTGGGCGCCGTGAACGCAACCGAGGCGGATGCGTTGCCCGCCGTGGCCGTGCCAATGGTCGGCGCGAGCGGCGCCTCGGCCTGGTCGGTGATGTTGAGCGTGACGGCCTGGGCCACCGCATCGCGCAGCACGTTGAAGCTGTAGCTGGCTTTGGCCTCGTGGTCGAAGTTGCCGCTGGCCAGGGTGACGACGCCGCCCGAGCTGATGCTGAGCAGGCTGGCGTCGGTGCCCGTCAGGCTCCAGGCGCTGCCGCCCGTGGCCGACCAGGTGCCGGCGCTGTTCTGGTTCTCGGCAACGGCGTGGGTGATGCTGGCGGCGCCGGCAGAGCCGGAGGGGCCGGTGATGACGGGGCCAGCCGGCGCAACCGCTCGGAACGCCAGCACCGACCCGATGATGGCCGCGTTGATGTCGCAGGTCACCGTGAAGTTGCCGGTGTCCCCCGCCGACGACTTGACGCCGCAGGCCGAGAGCCATGAGTGCGACGAGCTTCCCACGAAGGCGTCGGCCACTCGGCGGTGCCACGCGCCTGCGGCGGGCATGCCAGTGGTCACAGTGCCAGAGGATGCCGTCGTCGGGTCGGTGACCGCGTCGACGTTGCCCCACGAGATGCCACGGCCCGACGACAGGCCCATGTCGAGCAGGTCGTTGGTTTGCAGGCCGGTGAGCCCGGTCCAGCTAAACGACGTGGCGAACGGCTCGTTGATGTCCACCGTCGCTTCCGACACGAACGTGGCAACGCCCACGGTCGGCCGGTAGGCCTTGACAACGATGCGAACGGTGGTGCTGCCCGTGTAGCCGCTCAGAATGTTGCCGGGCGTGCTGGCACCGCGCACGATGTAGCCCCGCACGACGTTGCCAAGCAGGCCGGGGGCGTTGTTCTTGTTGACGGCGTAGCGCGTCGTCCAGTCGCCCGGGATCGTGGGCAGGAAGTCGCCCGAGGTCTGGACGAGGATCGTCAGCAGGTCGCCCTCTTGCGTGCCCGAAGGCAGGCTGAACGTTGACCCAGAGGGGTAGGAGTTCGTCCCCGAGACCGATTGCCCAACGTAGGTGAAGCTCATGGGTCAGACCGTGATGGTTGAGGCGTCGAAGAAGAAGCTGTACGCCGTGTAGGAGCGCTGCACTTGCCCGCGTGCGTTCAGGTGCAGGTTGTCGGCCTCGAAGAACGTCGGGAACGCCGGCTCGATCTGCTTGACGACAAGCCCGCCGGTCGTGTCGGCCACGGCCTGCTTGGCTGCGCTGATGCCCGCGTTGTAGCGGGGGCTGCCGGTCGGGATGTCGGTGAGCACGCCGCGATAAGGCAGGATGCCGTTGGCCTCCAGCGCGTCCAAGATGGCCTGCATGCGAGGCTCGTACCAAGCCTGGCTCTGCCCCGAGTCTGCCTCTGCCTGGCTCCAGAGCCAGAAAGTGCGCGACGAGCTGATGGTCACGCCGTTGGCCGTCAGCCACGCATCCTGCGATGCACGCCTGTTGATGCCATCCACCCAGCGCGTGGCACTCGGAGGCTGAAACAGGTCGATGGACGTGCCGCCGTAGGCGTTCTTGTCCATGTAGAGCACGCCGCTGGTTGTCTCGCGCATCCACCGCACGGCCATGCCGAACTCAGGGCCAAGCAGAGTGGACAGGGTGCCGTGGTTCGTGCCGGGAACGTACTGCGCATAGGCCGAGCCGTTCCAGAACATGACGCGCGTGAAGGTGTTGGTGCCGTTGTCCCAATCCACGAGCGTCGCGTCGGCGGTGATCGAGGCAACGCCCGTCCGAAAGGCGGAGCCCTCGGCGTTGCTCTGCCCCCAGAAGCTGATGCGGGCGTTGGCGCTCGGCGGCGGCGGCGGCGGCGGCGGCGGCGGCGGCGGCGGCGGCGGCGGATCGCTGACCGTCACCGCCAGGGTGTTGCTCACGATGCCGCCCGGCGCGGTTGCGCGCACTTGAGCCGAGCCAGCCGCTGCCCAGGTGGCCGATGACAATTTCACCAGCTCGCCAGGCGCAGGCGCCACGGTCGTCGGGCTCCAGCTCACGCCGGGGCCGCTCACGCTCTCCATCGTCACGGTCAGCGGGCCGGTGAGGTTGGCCGCGGTCACGGTGATGGCCTCGGCCGTGCCTGCTACTGCGGCGCCGTCTGAGGATAGGGTGATGGTTGGGGCCGGGGGTGGGGGCGGGGGAGGAGGGGGAGGTGGCGGCGGAGTAGGCGCAGCCCGCCCCGCGTAGGCCGTCGTCACGCTCGACGCGACCGAGATGCTGTCAGGTTGGATCGTGGCCATGTGCGGGGCTGGTCAGCCTGGTGCCGCCCGCATCAGCAGGTCACGAGCAGCAGGGTTCCGGTCTTCGGGTCCGGGCCGAGCAGGTCGGCGACGGTGTTCGCGGTGTCGAGCGCGGTCAGCACGCGGCGCAGGCGGGAGAGCGCGTCGTCGACGTTCTCGAAGCTGCGCGACGAGCCGCTCGGGGCGGCCTGCGACTTGATCTTCCGAGCGAAGTCGGCGCCGGCGAGGATGGCGACCGCCATGGCCTGGATGCGCACGATCGTCGAGGCGCTGTAGCCCGCGGTCGTCATCGCGGCTTCGCGCGTGGCCACGTCGTCGATCGCGGCCTGAAGAGCGAAGCTCGGCACCGAGATGCCGAGCGTTTCGTCGAGGTAGGCCGTCGCCTGCAGCAGCGTGAGCATGGCGGGCGACGGCGGTGCGCGGGCTCAGCCGGCGGCGGCCTGGGCCTTCGCGGTCTTGCGCGCGGGGGCCGGGTTCACCACGGGCTCGCCCTCGGGCGCCTTGACAAGCTCGCTGGTCAGCTCGGCAGGCGCGACCACGACCGGCCACGACGAGACCGCCTCGGCATCGTCGGCGGCCGGCTCGCACTTGCCGACAGCCCACGCCGGGATCGTGTCCAGGCCCGGGAAGTCGACCACGTGGCCCGGGACCGTGCCAGCCGGCCAGGGCGCCTTCAGGTGGGTGACGGTGACCTTCACGATCAGGCCGCCGTCAGGTGCGCGAACGGGGCGCGGCCGTCGAAGTCCGTGCGGAACTGCGGCGCCACCA